GATGTCGCCGCCAAGGCTGACCGCATCGGTGTATGTCACGAAGTCCCCGGCCACCGCGCCGTGCGTCGGGTCCGACACTGTCAGCACAGAAGAGCCGTTGACCGCAGCAAACGTAACGGCTCCGGCCGTCGCCGTGCGGCGGATCGGCGTGACGTCGTAGTACCCCTGACCGTACTCGATGTAGTACTTCAGGTGTGTGCCCACGCCGAGGTAGGTCTCAAGGCCCAAGGTCCGCCAGATGTGCAGCGCGCGGCACGACCCGAGGAACGTGCTGTTCCCAAGGCGGGCCCAGCCACCGATCTTCTCAGGGTATCCAAACCGGAAGCGAATCTTGTCGCCGTCGAACCATCCACCCTCGTTGCTATACGAAGTGATCTCTCGGTTAATACCGGGACGGAACTGGAGTTTTGTCAGTGGCATGTTATTCCCCTTATGCGGGTTCAACGGGCCAATCATCCTCGCCCAGATAAGGGAAGTTAGCATGATCCGTGATGTCGCGCAAAGCCTGACGATAGGTAGCCCATGCTGTAGCGTTAACAGGAGCATCAGCAATCTGGGTCCAGTCAGTGTCCGACAGCAGTTGGTTGCGTTTGGCTCTAACTCTTGCAGAGGATGCATTGTAATAATTTTGTTTTTCCTCTGGTGTCTTTTCGACAACCGACCACTCAAGATGCCACTTGTCACCTGCATAGGTGGGCGTGTCTGCTCGAACGGCTCTGTAGGTCGTTTCGTCGATGGATGGGGCGGCACCAACGACCACCTCAAATACCTCATAAGAGGCAAGCATTTCATCAGGTATGCGGCGAGGGAAAGATGTCTGCGGATTGTCTTTGTGCAAGTCTCCAATAGTATAAGGGAACTTTGTGACTTGTCCGTCTTGTGTTTTTGTGTAGGTCATAGTTGTATCTCCTTATAACGTGGTATCTATAAGTTCTTCCGTGAGGACGGCAGGTGCGTCTGTCAGTACAGCAACAGCGGCTGTTAAAACGGCGGGCACAGCGCTGAGTACGGCCAGTGCGTCTGTTAAAACGGCGGGTGCATCAGTAAGTACGGCAGCTTCATAAGTAAAAGAGCCGTATGTCCCTGTCCTAGAACCATTGGGCGGCAGTTTAGCAATGAGAACGTCAGTGCCACCAGCGCCGTCTGAGCCAGTCTGGCCCACCACAATGATGTTGTTGGCCGAGTCTATGGCTACGCCACGGCCACGGTCATCTCCTGTTCCGCCTAGAGTCCGGTCCCATTGCAGAGCTCCTGCAGAGTTGTACTTAGCGATGAGAACGTCATTGCCGCCAGCGCCGTCTGAGCCAGTATAACCCACCACAATGATGTTGTTGGCCGAGTCTATGGCTACGCCAAAGCCTTGGTCAGTTCCTGTTCCGCCTAGAGTCCGGTCCCATTGCAGAGTTCCTACAGAGTCGTACTTAGCGATGAGGAGGTCATCGCCACCAGCGCCGTCTGAGTTAGTATAACCCACCACAATGATGTTGTCAGCCGAGTCTATGGCTACGGCAAAGACGCTGTCACTTCCTGTTCCGCCTAGAGTCCGGTCCCATTGCAGAGCTCCTGCATAGTTGTACTTAGCAATGAGAACGTCATTGCCGCCAGCGCCGTCTGAGCCAGTATAACCCACCACAATGATGTTGTCAGCCGAGTCTATGGCTACGCCAAAGCCGACGTCAACTCCTGTTCCGCCTAGAGTCCGGCCCCATTGCAGAGCTCCTGCAGAGTTGTACTTAGCGATGAGGAGGTCAAGGCGGCCAGCGCCGTCTGAGGCGGTCTGTCCCATCACAATGATGTTGTCAGCCGAGTCTATGGCTACGGCACTGCCGATGTCAGTTTTTGTTCCGCCTAGAGTCTGGCCCCATTGCAGAGCTCCTGCAGAGTTGTACTTAGCGATGAGAACGTCCTCGTTGCCAGCGCCGTCTGAGTTAGTCTGGCCCACCACAATGATGTTGTCAGCCGAGTCTATGGCTACGCCAAAGCCGACGTCAACTCCTGTTCCGCCTAGAGTCCGGTCCCATTGCAGAGCTCCTGCAGAGTTGTACTTAGCAATGAGAACGTCAGTGCCACCAGCGCCGTCTGAGGTGGTCTGGCCCACCACAATGATGTTGTTGGCCGAGTCTATGGCTACGGCATTGCCTTGGTCAGTTCCTGTTCCGCCTAGAAGTGCGATCCAACTAACAACAACCCCGCCGCCAGCAGCAGCCTGTAACAGCTTTGTGCTAATACCGCTCATGCCATTGCATCCCCAGCTTGGAAGCCGTAGTAAGTTGTCCCACCATCAATTGTGAAAAATACAAACACGTCCGTCTCGCCGTTCGCGGGCGCATCAGGTGCAGTGCCGCCAGCCCAGTCAACCGCGGCAGTCCAAGTTATTGTGATGGTCGCAGATGGCGTTACTTTAAGTGTAAAGCCATAGGCTGTGCCTGTGGTGGGCGGGTTGCTGAAGATATAAGTCTGCGCCGTCCCCGGTGCATCCGAGAACACGTTGCCCGTGGATAGGTCGACGGTCGCGGACGTAATAGTGCCCACGGTCTCGTGGTAGTTCACCCGCAGCAATGGGTCAGGTACCGTTGCGTCTGACCCTGCGGGTCCTGTGTCCCCCTGCGGGCCTGTCGGGCCAGCGACTGTAGAGTCCGCACCAGTAGGGCCAGTATCGCCTTGTGGCCCTGTCGGGCCTGTGGGTCCAATCGTACCGGGATCGCCTTGGATACCCTGTGGGCCTGTCGGGCCTACGGTGCCCTCTGTACCGTCAAGACCAGTTGGACCAGTTGGACCAGTAGGGCCAGCGACTGTAGAGTCAGCGCCTGCGGGGCCAGTATCGCCGGTAGCACCGGTAGGGCCTGTGGGTCCGGCAACTGTAGAGTCAGCACCAGTTGGCCCAGTATCGCCGGTAGCACCGGTCGGGCCGGTAGGGCCAGCGACTGTAGAGTCCGCACCTGCGGGGCCAGTATCGCCGGTAGCACCGGTCGGGCCGGTAGGGCCAGCGACTGTAGAGTCCGCACCTGTAGGGCCAGTATCGCCGGTAGCACCGGTCGGGCCGGTAGGGCCAGCGACTGTAGAGTCCGCACCTGTAGGGCCAGTATCGCCGGTATCGCCGGTAGCACCGGTCGGGCCGACTACAGTGGAGTCTGCACCAGTAGGGCCAGTAGGGCCAGTAGGGCCGGAGCCGCTTGGGCCAGTCGGACCGACTACAGTGGAGTCTGCACCAGTAGGGCCAGTCGGTCCAACGTCACCGGTCGGGCCGACTACAGTGGAGTCCGCGCCTGTAGCGCCTGTGGGGCCCACTGCACCGGTGGGTCCTGTCGGCCCGACTACAGTAGAGTCAGCACCCTGTGGGCCAGTTGGCCCTGTGGTACCCTCTGTACCGTCAACACCAGCGGGGCCGGTAGGGCCGGTAGGGCCTGCGACACCGGTTGGGCCGGTCGGACCACCGGGGGGGCCATCAGCGCCTGTAGGGCCTGTTGGGCCCGCGATACCATCCACACCGTCAATACCTTGCGTGCCTTGTGGCCCTTCGGGTCCGGTTGGGCCGACGCTTACGCTACCTGCATTGATCCACGCCATTAGACACCATCCCAGATATAAAGATTTCCGTCAGCCTCGACGAGGTACGCATCGTTTACTTCGTTACCCTCGGTCGGCAAGTCCTCAACAGTGGCGACGGACCCTTGAAACACAATCGACGTACCCTGCGGGCCGGTCGGGCCAACGATGCCGCCATATGGCAGGCTGAGATACGCTGTCGTGCCGTCGCCGACTTTGAACTGACCAGTGTCTGTCTCCAGCACAAACTCACGGTCCGCGAGGACCGGGTTGAACGAGGTCCAGCGGGCGAGTGTGTCGCCCCTGAAGGACAGCTGGAATACAGAGGCACTGATCGTGTTCATGTCTGGGCGCTCCCAAGGTCAATCTTAGCCCCGCCGGTGTAATCCGTCTCAGCGTTGCCCGCGTCGATCAGCGTCGACAGCACAGGAGCAACACCGACCCAGCGGTCGCCAACAGAATAGTGCATGAGGTTGTCCTCACCCGCAACCACTGCGCCCTTGTACGCCAAAGGGTCCAGCTCGATAGGCGTGGTGTAGACCAAGGACCGGCCGACGGCGCGCTCGCGCCCGGATGCAAACTTTACGCTGCTCATGTAATCACCGTGTATTCTTCGCGTTGGTTGAGGACATAGGACAGATTGGCGATTGCGCCTTGAAAGTTCTCGGTCTTGAGGTCCAAGCGCTCCCCACTGCGCAGGTTCTGCTTGCCAAGCTCAATGACGGCAAAATCGTTCGGCGGGATGTCCATCCGGTTCAGGATCAAAAACTCAACGCCGTCTGCGTCCACGATCCGCGCCGACAGCTGCAGTGTCTCTGTTGCGTTGTTGGTAACCATCAGCGAGGTCAGCAGCGCTACGGCCTCGATAGTACGCTCAGGGTTGGGGCCAACCGCAGGGATTAGGTAGTCCGGCGTCTCCAAGACCGTCGTGTAGAACGACGGGATAACGACGCGGGCTACGTTAAATAAGTTGAGCGGCGGACGTGGCGAAGTAATTGTTGGCATGTCAGCTTCCTAACGCTTGAATGAGCGGCAACGTAATGTTCTGCACGCCCCGAGAAAATGCTTGTCCCTCTACAATACCGCGCTCGAAGTCCACCCGCAAATCATCTCCGAGATAGGTGTCTCCAAGCTCGGTTGAGAAGGTGGCGTAGACACGCCCGCCGTCTATCTTGAGGTTGGCAAAGGACGGGTTGACCGCTTCGCCCGTGCCCCGCTGCGAATACGGCAGCGAGTTGTAGTTTACCCCCGCCCCGACGTAGCTGAACTGTTGTCCGGTCGCCTCCACGACGGACGGGAAGGCCAGTGTAGGTGGTGTCTCGACGTTGGTCTTGATGAGCGTAATGAGCGAGTCGAGCATCGACTCGGCTGGAGACGTAAGCGCGCACCGCGCGAGAATACGCTCCTCAATTATGTCCCAGCTGCGCAGGAAGATCGGGAGCAGCGCTGCATCGAAGTAGTATTGGGCGTTCCAATCGAACAACCCTTTCACGAAATACTGCGAACCCTTATCCTGCCCGGAGCGGAAGTCATCGGCCAGCTCGCGCAGCAACGTACCTGCATCGCGACGGGTTAGGTCTTCGTTCTTTTGGCTAAAGTTCTGTACCTCGACGAACTCGCTGGCGAGCAGGGCGTACATCTCCTCGATAATTGTAGCACTCTGCTCAGTGATTGCGTCAGCTGTGGCGACGTAGACCCCGCGGGGCTGGCCGACAGGGTCTGCGATCCGGATCGTGTTCCGGAACCCAGTCGCCACAAGCGCATAATCTCCGAAGGTGTTGTTCGAGTTGGCGACTGTGACCTGTCCGCCGTCGTGGCACCACAATCCGTAGCGCGCCCAGTTGGTGAACACGGAGACGAGCTGCACAAACGCGTTGCGCTGCATCAGGTACCCATAACCGTTCGGGTTGATCGCCGTGAACGAGTCCACCACGACGGAGCGTAGCGGCGAGGATGGGGCCAAGACAGACCCGTCAGCCAGCAAGTTGCCGCCGCCGCGAGGCATCAGCGGGTTGCCTGCTTCCCGGTCAATCGGCAGGGTCATCTGATCCTGCGTGAACTCGTGTATCTGCGAACAGTCCGAGATATATGGCGAGCGCGTAATAAGCGCCCCGGGTTTAAACACAAACGCCCAGCCCTTCTGGGGCGGGTAATCGTATTCGGGAAGCGTAGCCACCCCTGCCACCTTGCGGTACAGTGTCGAGCCGACTGTGAAGTACCCGAGCTCAGCCACAGCAGCGAGGCCGGTGCCCACGTTCACGTAGTCCGAGGGGCTCTCATGCTGCAGGCCGGTGAATGTAAAGCCGCGGACTTTGATGCCGCTGTTCATCTGAAACATGTTGTTCTGCGCAGAGCCGTTCGGCAGGCGCAGCTTCGTCACCCGCAAGTCGTAGCCGTAAAGCATACAATTTGTGGGGATGGCTGTGTCTGGCTGGATGACGTAGTCGCCGGGGTGCACAATCACACCAGCGGGCACTTCGGTGGCCGCTGCCTTAGCAAGCGCCTCAGCGACAGTGGCCAGCGAGGCTGATAGGCTCGTGCCGGTGTTCGCATCGCTGCCGTCCATCGTGACGTAGAACGTGCGTGCCACAGGTATGGCGGTGTATTCGCCCGAGCCCGGAGGTATCGTGCCTGCGGGCCACTGGAAATCGGACGGGATGACGAGGTTGTCGGCCGACACGACGAGCGGCGTTGGCATCGCGGTTTGCGTTAGGGTCAGCGTGTCAAGGTCAGTCTCATGTCCGACGCCATAGGTACGGTACCATGCGATGCCGTAGCGGGCTGAACTGGGGACATATACGTCGTAGGCTTCACCGCCCGCGAAGCCG